TAATGAATTTAGAAAACAGAGAGATATTTACTACATATGATAGAGTATTAATACTTTGCAATTTGGATAATAAAAAAATATCGCCAATGAGATCAAAAATGGAAAGTGACAAATATGATAAATATAAGTCAAAATTAATTTTGATACCAGGAGATATGAAGATGTTAAAAAACAAGTATCATAAAGAACGTTCAACCATTATAGAAAGATATTTATTAAAACCTTTTAATCATAATAAATTAGAATTAGAGAATGATGAGGTAGTATTACCATTATTAGAATTAAATGTAGAAGATGCTTATTTATATGCTTCATTATATCAAAATAATATAACAATAGAGAGAATAGCAAAAATAAAAATACTATACTCAAGATACAACTGTGATAATTATGGTTTTCCATTAAAACAGAAAATAAGTACTCTGCTATTAAATATGAAAGATACAAATTATTGGGCAAATAAGTACAATTTAAACTTAAATATAACAAAACAATTTAATCGAAGATCATTCCAATACAATGGTCCAAATGATTCAGGTGTAGTAAAATATGTATCATTTCAATCACCGGAGATGAAAATGAATGAAAAACAGATTAAAATAATAGATCGATTGATAAAAAATCCAAAAGGAAGTGATTATTTAAGATTTATAAATATAGAGCCAAGATATCATGAACAACAAAAAAGTTCATACTATAGAATAGAGAAGGAAGAATGTGTATTAACAAAACAACAGATTTATGAATTATTTAAAATAATAAGTAATGATGAGAAACGTATGTACGATCTATTTAATGCACTACTATTATCAAAAAAGATGTGCCATTTAGTTTTAAATAATGAGAAAATATTAAAGATAATGCAACCAATAATAAAAAAATATATGCCATTATATAAACTATTAATAGGATATGGATGGTTACATTTGTACAATAAAGAAAAGATAATGAAAACAATGACAACAAAAAAATCAGACTATGTTTTTAATATTAATACTGCAAATAAATTACTATTCTTTCCACATTGTCAAACAGATCTCCATATGAATCCATATGTTACATTATTAATGAATAGAAAATCGATTGGATATGGTTGTTTTGGTTTACCAATGATATCAACATATAATGAGTATGGGATAGATACATTATCAAATTTCAAAAAGAAAATGAACATATTTATGACAAATGATCCAGATTTTGAGTTAATAAGTCCAGAAGAGATGAAAAAGATCGATTTAGCAATATGTGGGAGTATTATGACAGCATGTGTTAAAAAGAGAGATCCATTAATAGATTTAGTATCAGATAATAATAGTACATTTACAACAAGAATAAAAAAATATTTTAACGAATATTATAAAAATTCAGATATAGACATAATGTGTAATAGAGGATCAGTTTTTGGATTTTTAGACAGTATGAATGAGTTAACAAATACAATCGATAAAAAATTAAGAGAAATGACACCATCAAAAGAAAAATTAGTAAAGACATATAGAGTCAAATCACTGTTAATAACAATAAGTATGAAATATATAAAAGAACATATGAAAGAATATGATCCCGAATATATAAAAAAAGAGTTAGGGAGTGGAGAGATGAAACAGTATTTCTACAAGATTTATATAGATAAAAAATATGAATTGAATAAGAAGATGAGAAAGAAATATTCGAGTCAAAATAATCAATTTTATGAGGACTATTTTGACTTTGTCTCTGTAAAAGATCAGATTACATTTATGTTAGTAGAAAATGTTATAAATGATAAAAAATTAAGAGATGATTCGATATACATAAGGGATAGTAAAAAAGAAATAGTTTTAAAAATATCAGAAGGATATAAATATAGAATTAAATCATCATTACTACCAAGAGATTTAGAGATATTTAGAACAAAATATAGACCATTCTTTTCATGTGTATCAAGATTTCATTTACCATGTGTACGTTGTTATTATGATGGAGATGATGTTTATCTACTACCATCATGTATAACAGCATATTTAACAGGTATAAATATGGATATAAAATATTTTTCAGGACACAATACACCAATGGAAATAGTAAACAAGTATGGAACAAGAGGTTATAGAACAGTAATAAATAAAAAGGAGAAGACACATTTAGTAGAATATAATTCACAAATAAGTAAATGGAACGATATATTTAATATAAATATAAAAGATGAGAGAAGTGTTTTAAGACATTTATCCCATAAGATATTGAGAGATGATATTTATAAACCAACGAGAGCAAAAAAATATAAGAAATTGAATAAAAAATATATTATAACGGTGGAAGATTTATACATGTATTATAAAGAAAAATATAACTATGATATGAAGAAATGTGGTATTGATATTTTAAAGTTCAAAACAATTGATAAGAATGGTAATGTTAATAAATTAAAAAAATGGTTACTAGAAGCAACATATGATATGATAAATAAATTATGATATTTTAAATCTATTGAAACATACAAGACAGGTAACATAATTAGTCATAGGTTCATCAGCAGATCTTGTTTGTAGTTGAATAACTTGACATTTACGTTCACCACATTTAAAACATTTAAAGAGATCAGTGGCAGCCATATTATTTTTTTTATATTCTCGTAAGTCTCTTTTACGTGTTAATTTTTCCCATCTTTCAGGAAAAAGTTGTTCATTGGTCATAAAAGCAAGATTTCTCGGTTCGATTTCATTTTTCAATAATTTATTTTTAAGAAAAGTATTGCCGATAGTAGAATCAGGATCAATATTATTAACAATATTGAATAATTTATCTCCATAGATGGATGGTATAAATTTAGGATCAATGCCATTGATAAAAATTGTGCCAATTGTAAATTCAAAAACACTAGCTTCAATAAGAATAGCGATATTAATATTTTGAAGGACGATGCTAATATCACAAATTGCTTGTTCACGATTAATTAATAAGATTTCATTTTTATATTCAGATATATCTATATGATCAAAAATATCGTTAACATATGAAATTTTTTGAAATCTAGAAATACCATATTTATCATCAGCATTATTTAAACATTGTGTTATATCAAAATTCTCTATCATCTGCTAAATATTAATATTTTTAGATCAATTAAACTTTAAATATCAACTTTTTTTTATCAGTATTAAATATAAATGAATCTATATACTGAAAATGATCTTAAATTAATGGAAGACAAAATTGATGACATAATGGATAAAATAGATAGTAAACAGCGCGATATATTTGAACCATCAAGAAAAGAAGTTAAAGAAGTTGCACAAATAGTATTAGACTATGTCAAAGAGAAGAAAAGAAAGATTTATGGTGGTTATGCACTTAATAAACTTTTAATAAGTAAAAATCCAGATGAAGCAATATATGATGAGAATGTAATACCAGATATAGATTTTTATTCAACAGAACCATTACAGGATATTCTCAATATATGTAATATATTACATCAAAAAGGGTATAAATATATAGTAGGTAAAGAAGCATTACATGAAGAGACATATAAAATATTCGTCAATTTACAAGACTATGTTGATATATCATATGTTCCAAGAAACATATATCATCGTATGCCATTTATAACAATTGATGGATTAAACTATATTCATCCCAATTTTATGATGATAGATCAATTGAGAGCTTTCACAGATCCACTATCAAGTTCATACACTTGGTACAAATATATTACAAGATTTTTTAAACTTCAACACTACTTTCCGCTTAAAAAATATACTAAAAAAATTGTCAAAGGGAAAGATGATCAAGAATTACAAGATGTTTTAACTACAATATTATCATTTTTAGTAAATAAAGAAACAATTTTGATGGTTGGTGACTACTGTTACAACTGTTTAACCAAAGAGAACAATAATGTATCGATAAATAAGTATGAATTTATTTCAACAGAGTTCAAAACAGACAGTTCAAATTTAATAAAACTATTAAAAGAAAAATATTCGAATACAGAGATAACTGTAGAAGAATATTATCCATTATGGACATATTTGGGTCATAATGCAAAAATATATTATAAAAAAAAATTAGTAGCTCATATCTATCACTACAATCATCGTTGTACACCATTCAAAAGAATAAAACCGCTTATATTTAAAAATTATAAAAAACAAGAGTCAAAATCAAAGAAAGATTATATTCAATTAGCATCATTTGATGTAATGTTAATGACAACATTAATGATGAAATTTCATAAGAGAGTATTAAAAGAAAGTGAAGATTATTATGGAATAATGATAACAAATATAATAATAGATAGAAATGCATATTTAAAAGAGAATAATAAAACCATTTTTGACGATACAATTTATCAAGAATTTTTAATTGACTGTATTGGAAAAGTACTCGAAGCTAAGAGAGATAGACAATTAAGAATAGATAAAAAAAAAGAAGCAGGAAAACCATATGTTTGGGAATATCGACCAAAGAGATGTGTGAAAACAAATCCACCTAAATATATATTTAGAAATTCATCTGGTAACAAAGTAAATAATATACGCAATTTAAAATTAATAGAAGATCCAAAAGAGACAGATATGGGTGTACAAGAAACAGTACCATGTGATGAGATAATGCCAAAAAATAGTAGAAATAAATAAATATATTCTATGATAAATATATAAATGAATCAAGCAATATGGCCACCTTCATTAGGGAAAATAGTGAAAGTAAAATCACCTCATGATAATAATATATATATCGGTATGGTAAAAGATATAATATGGAATAATAATGGAGCAATATTGTACTTAATGAACAATTTAAATTATGAAGAAAAAGCATTAATAAATATAGAGAATAGAACACGAGGTTTATATTTACTACAACCAACACATTCTTGGGACTATGTTAATGAAAATAAATTAATGTTGTTAGATAAAAAAGAAATCAAACAACAAAGAGTACAAGAATTAAACGATCAGATAAGAGAAAGTTATAAAAAATTTATAGAAAATGTTCAACATCAAGGGATTGATCATTACGATAATAATGAGACAGTTTATAACAAAGAAGATAATCCAGAAAACATTGAAGTTTATGCTAATCTTTTAGATGAAAATTTAGAGTTAGATAGTAATAAACTTTTTATGGAGAAAGATGTAGATATCATTTTAACAAATAGTAATGAAGTATTTAAGTCACTGAGTTTAGAGATTAAAAATGCTCTGATAAAAAAATTAAAACAGTTTGGTAAAATAAATTCAAAAGAGTTACATGTACCATCAGATTATACAGTAACAGTAAATGATTTAATAAGAGATTCAAAAATAGAAATTCAAGAAGGAAATAAAATGATAAATAGAATAAGACAAATATTTAGACATGGAATGAAAAATAGTCCATTTAATGATTTAAAAATGGTAATTTTCAATGGATATATATATTTTTCAAGAAGAGGAATAAGAACATGGGATGAAATAACAGATAGATTAGTAGAAAATTTACATTATTACAATTGGCAATACAATAAACCGATAGACTATGATGTATTAAAATACGTTCTATTTCAAAATGAGTATCAGAGATCGATAGAAAACGATGTAGAACAACAAATAGAGGCTGAGAAAATATTATCACAAGAATATTTAATATCATTACAACCTTTACCAAAATATCAGATATGGTGTTTAAAACGATTATTAATGTGTTGGTATGGTGATGTAGATATGCAAAATTGTATAAGAAAGATAAAAATATTAATAAATCAGTATCGTGCAGATCCACAACAAAATTACAATAAATTACATGGAATCAAACCTTCCATAGTGATATATCCAAAATATGGTGCACGATATACAAAAATAGTATTAAGTAAAATAGCATATTATTTTGGATTTTATATAAATACAGGATGGTTGGAAAGTAATCCCAGTTATTTTATCAAAGCAAATAACCTAGTATACTATACGAATGGTGCAATAGATCTAAAATTATACTTTAGAAATGCACAACATTATTCAAATAAAAGTATAAAAAATGATAGTTTTACAGATAAATATACAAGAGTAATAAATGCAGAAAAAATATTTCGTCCATAATAAGTAATTTAATGGTTTAGATAAAAATAAAAAAATTGATTTAAAAACAATTTACATGATAATGTTATTCAACGAAAGAAATGAGTAAAAATGATATTGATCCAGAACTGTTTATTTTGAATGAAAATAATCAGTTGATTACTTCAACATATATAGAGAATATGTTATTACGTTATGGTGTTAAACATAAAATAAAAGACATAGAATTATTTAGGAGAGCATTAATTCATAAATCATATTTAAAAGTGAGGAAAGAGGAATATATGGTTATGATGAATAAGAATAAAAATATAGTAGATATAAAACCATTAAAAGATCCTGAAAAAGCAATACCATTACAAGAAAAATCTTATGAAAGATTAGAATTTTTAGGTGATTCAGTATTACATTTAATATTAGCAGACTATCTATTCAAAAGATATGAAGGTGAGAATGAAGGTTTTATGACAAGATTAAGAACAAAAATAGAGAATGGATCAACATTAGCTCATTTATGTCGCACAATAGGATTAAATAAGTATATTTTATTATCACGTTATATGGAACAGAATGATGGAAGAGATAAAATGAGTATATTAGAAGATGCATTTGAAGCATTTATAGCATCACTATTTTTGGAAGGAGGATTTGAGCCTTGTAAAAAATTTGTGATAAAAATAATAGAAGAGGAAATAGATTTTGCACAATTATTATACCATGAGACAAATTATAAAGATCTATTATTACAATATTTTCATAAAATGAGATGGGAGGATCCAACATACGGTAATCTAAATATAATGGGATCAGATTATAAAAAGAAATTTTTAATGTATGCAAAAAGACGAAAACATCCTAAAGATGTTGGAGATGTTATAGGTTTTGGTGAAGAAAGTTCCAAAAAGAAAGGACAACAAGAAGCTGCAAGACAAGCATTAATAAAGTTCAATGTGATGACAGAGAATGATAATGATGATTCAAGTACGATAGAAGAGATATCATCAGAAGAAGAATATTTAGAAGAATCGGGAAGTGAGATATCAGAATAATGAAAATAATAATTATAAAATATAATTATATATATATTTTATAAGATGAGTCAATATGATAAGTCACGAATACAAAGATTGAAACAGACAAAATATATAAATTTAAAAGTATCAGGAAGACTATTTCCATCTTGGGTTCTCGCAAATTTTAATAAATTTAAATTACCAAAAATAGTAAAAAAACCGGGTGAAGATCCATGTAATGTTAGAGTTGCAAATCCAACAGGAAAAAGAGAGTTAAGAACTTATCAAAAATTTGCTAGTATTTTTTTAGATTATAAAAGTCCATATAGAGATATATTATTATATCATGGTATGGGATCAGGAAAAACAGCAGGAGCAATAAATGTATATAATTCGCTCTATAATTATACACCTGGATGGAATGTATTTATTTTAATACCAGCATCAATCAAAGGATCATGGTTAGACGATTTAAAAAAATGGTTAAGAAAAGATGAATATGAATATAGATATAAAAATATAATATTTATTCATTACGATTCACCATTTGCTGATAGAAATTTTATGGATGCAATTAAAAATATTGATACATCGAAAAAAAATATGTACATAATTGATGAAGTACACAATTTTATTAGAAATGTTTATAGTAATATTAGCTCTCAAGAAGGGAGACGTGCACAAGTTATTTATGATCATATTATTCAAGATAAAAAAGATAATCCAGATACAAGAGTTATACTATTATCAGCAACACCAGCAATAAATAAACCATTTGAAATGGCATTACTATTTAATTTATTAAGACCAGATATATTTCCAAAAAGTGAAACAGAATTTGGACATTTATTTATTAGTGGAAGTTCATACCAAACAATTAATACCGTTAATAAAAATATGTTTCAAAGAAGAATTATGGGTCTAGTCTCTTACTATATTGGTGCAACACCTGATCGTTATGCAACAAAAACTATTCATTATGTCAATGTACCAATGAGTAAATATCAAGAAAATATTTATAGCTACTATGAAGAAATAGAGACAAAAATCTCTATGAATCAACGTTTTGGATCAAAAGGTTCACAAACTTATAAAACATATACAAGACAAGCATCCAATTTTGTATTCCCAGCAATTTCACAACGAGTTAACGGTGAAGGAAGACCAAGACCAAATAAATTTAAAGTATCAGAATCAGCAGCAACAACAATGATGGAAGGAAGAGATAAAAAAAAAGAAAAACAACAAAAACAACAAAAAATGAACAAATATTATGAAGCGATGAATGAATATACAACAGCATTTGATCAATATCTTAATAAATTTCATTTAGATGATGAAAAACAGAAACACACAATATTTAATGATATTGAAACTTTTAAAAAAAAATACAAAGGTAATTTTGATAAATTTTTTAGTGAAGAGAAAAAAAAATCCAAACTTTTCGATGCAATGCAAAATTCTTCACGAAAAATGGTTCATATGTTATTCAATATTATGAACTCACCAGGTTCAGTATTAGTATATTCTAATTATGTTTTAATGGAAGGATTAGAAATATTTAAAATTTATCTTAAACAGTTAGGTTTTTATAGCTTTATGAAGACAAAAAAAATAGATCCAAACAATTTTGGTTATGTTGAATTTCATGGTGGAATTACTTTTGAAGATAGAATTATAGGTATGAGAGAGTTCAATAAATCGGAAAATAAGTTGGGTAATCTATTAAAAATAATTCTTATTTCACCAGCAGGTTCTGAAGGTCTTAATTTAAGAAATGTAAGACAAGTACATATCATGGAACCATATTGGAATGAAGTCAGAATAACACAAATGAGAGGTCGTGCAATTCGTCAATGTTCACATGAAGAATTACCAATGGAAGAACGTCATGTCGATATTTATCGTTATAAATCTGTACGTGCAGACAGTGATAGACAAACAACAGATCAATTTATCGAAAATCATGCAAGAAATAAAGATGGATTAATTCAATCATTCTTAGATGCAATAAAAGAAGTCGCAATTGACTGTGTTTTATACAGTAATCATAATATGATGGTCCAAGAATATAAATGTTTTCAATTCGAAGAAAAAGCACAGTTTGATAGGTATATTGGTCCAGCTTACAAACAAGATATTTATGATGATATGAAAATAAACAATGGCTTGAACAGTACAAAATCTATGTCATTAAAAGTTAAAGTGATAAAAACACAAGCAGTAATATTGATGTCAAAACCAGAAGAGGAACCTAAATATTCAAAAGCAAAAGAATACTATTTTAACCCTAAATCTGGTGTTGTTTATGATTTAGAACTACACTATCCTATAGGTAAAGTATCATTTGATGATAATAATTTACCAATAAAATTAGATAAAAATACATATATAATAGACTATATCATACCTATCCCAATGATAAATGAGTAAACATTTATCTAGATGGCTTGATATTATGTTAATGATATTAAGGTCCCAATGATAAATGAGTAGACATTTATCTAGATGGCTTGATATTATGTTAATGATATTAAGGTCCCAATGATAAATGAGTAGACATTTATCTAGATGGCTTGATATTATGTTAATGATATTAAGGTCCCAATGATAAATGAGTAGACATTTATCTAGATGGCTTGATATTATGTTAATGATATTAAGGTCCCAATGATAAATGAGTAAATTTTTTATTCAAAATATACAATTATTTTATGATCTTACATTATAAAATAATTATTATGTATAACACTCCATACAACAAATATCTAAAATATAAAAAAAAATATTTGGACTTAATGAACTATCAACAAGGTGGTGCAGAACCAAATGTTTACAAAATTGATAACAAAGTTTATATTAATCATAATAATAAATTTTATAACTGTTCTAAACAGAAAAAAGATATTGAAGTTACAAATGAAACCTTGCAAAATTATTACACGTTTTACACTATAAAAAATATTAAAAATTTTGATAGTAGTGAAAAAGATATTAAAGCTGCAACTTTAGAAGAAATAGAACAGGAACACGTTGAAAACCTTTTGAACAGTATAAATAAAATTTACTGTCTAGAAGATAAAGATATTACAAGTCTAAAAGATATTTTAAAGAGTGAACCAGAAAAACCAAAAGGAAAAAAAATGATAACCATAATTATTAGAATAATTGAAGAAGAAAAAGAAATAACTATTGATATTGAGAATAATAAAAAAGTAAAAGATCTCAAAAAATTAATATATAAGAAAGAAGATAAATATCCTGTCAAGAAACAGTTATTACTCTTTAGAGAAGAGATTTTATCAGACAATCATAAAATTAGAGAAAAATTTAATAATAACAAAATATTTATGATCACAAAGACTGAAGAAATGAAAAAAGATTTTAAAAAGACTGAAGAAATCGAAAAAGCAAGTTCAGTTCATTTAACAATCAAATACCAAAATAAAAGTATAATGATCCATATCGAGACAAATAAAACTGTTGAAGATCTTAAAAATATAATCCATAAGAAAGAAAAGATACCTGCTAATGAACAACAACTTATCCATAAAGGTGAAATGATGTATAATCATGATAAAATAGATGAATATTATACTTCTGGAACAACATTATTTTTAGTAAGAAGGAAATTAACAGAGAAAGATGAACTTATAAAAGTTATTACTGGACTTATAACTGAGATAAAAGAATATTGTAACATTATTCCAATATTAAATATAGAGATTAAACAAAAATATTATGAAAATGAAGAAAAATTTAATGAAAAAAAATACGAATTAAATCTTGAAGAGTTAAAAAAGATTGATGAAGAATTGAAAGGAGAATTTGTAAAAATTAAAAAATATGGTGAAGAGATAAGAAAATTACAAAATGAGTATCAAAAACATCGTGCTGAAA